CCCTGTTATCCTAGTAACGAGAATAAAAATTCTCTCCTAGACGGTGGAAGTGTGGAGAGACCCCCGGGATCGATTCCAATATTGCGAAGATATCTCGCAAAATCACGTGAGAGACATACAGAAAATGGAGACACACCAATAATACAACGTGCAATTTTGTCAAAATCAGGGTTAACACCATGATTAGCATAAAGTAAACCAAGTGCACGACTCTGAAAATCAGCGAATGTCTTATCTGGATATTCAGGATAAAACAAAGCAGACATCCACTTTCTTGTGGACCGTTGCGGAAAGCCACCCGCGATACAAAATCCAAGAAAATCAATCTTATCAACATCTGCAGTTATCACTGTTTTCTTAAGATTAATCTCCATTCCCAATTTATATACCTCACGATAGAAGTCAAAAACATCAATTCCAACATCAGTTGCAAAAACTGAATCATCACCAAAAACCTTGATGTACAGTGGAACCTTTCCAGTGATTTTTACACACGCATAAACTAAACAGATGTAGTTTACGATAGAACCTACAATCTGTGTAAAGTACGATCCACTTGGAATTCCAGCTGACTTCTTAAATCGATCACCATTAGGCAGACGTATTGTTGTATTTATAAAATAATCAATACAATGATTCCAGGCTCTGTATAATCTACGAGCATCTGGTATGCCATGGTCTCTATATGAGGTAAAATCTATATTCTGTTCAAGAATATTAAAAGCGACTTCAATTAATTGCTTTGAAACAGTTTTGTCAAAACGTTTAAAATCAATACAATTATAATGTTTAAATTTCAACAATGCTCTTCTTAACCTCATAGCTCCACCAGTAACCATATCAAAACCATAGGCAATTGGCGTCTGTCCTTTCTTAAATTCTTCAATTAAGGGAAGTGCAAATTGCGCTTCACCGAGGGTCATCGTAACTGGATAACCATAAACTGCTCTGATCTTTGGAACATCATCCGTAAGATGAGACCTATACAATACTTTTGTATCAGATGGTATCATCTCATCTCCTCTCTTAACTGCATGCCAGTACCAGCGAATACTATTTCTAGCGAGACTACAATCCATGACTTCACCCTTTGTTTTATAGTCAGGCTGCCATGGTAGTCCTGGAGATGATGTTCTTATTGGTAAATCCAAAAAGAAAACATCATTAAGATGGTAAGGAAT